ACCAAGAATAATTAAAAGTTCTGGCTTCTTAGGTGTTTTCTTGAAAAACGCTCTAATTAGTCTTACTACACCAAAAATAAATCCAAAAAATCCTACTAACACTAACAAAGTTGCCATATGCATCCTCCAAAAAAAATCATTTTAACTCCCAATTATGGCAGGTAGAAGTAGCCACCAGTTAAACAAACTTACCAGAGTTATTGGAAATCAATTACTTCTGAATTCCGTACTTCGAAAAGGCGAGTTGCATCTCACCAGAGGTAAGATTTTGGGTGCTTCTTAACGCTTCTTCCTCTGACATTCCATTTTGCACTTTCCAAGCTGCAGGTGACATGCCGTACTTATTTACAAAGTCTGTAAGAGATAAGGTGTCGGCATCTTGTTGAGCGCTAGAACCTTGTGCGTCCGCAGATGGTTCAGGAGTTTTTGGAACGTATGTTGGCTCGCTTCCGTTTGCAAAATCAGTAGCTTCTTGTTCAGTAGCGCCTTTTTCAATAGCTTCTTGATACCTTGCGTCTCTAATGTTCGCATTATGATCACCATAGCCTAGGCCCTGTGACGCTGAAGATTGTGTATTGGTATTGTTAGTCAAGTTACCGTTGCTTTGCTTGCTAGAGTTACTTGTTGAATCATGTGAACTAGTGAAATTAGAATGAGTAAACTCGAGTTCAGCAGAGTCAGCATATTTTTGAACTAGATCCTGAGGTAAATCTCCATTGAACTGCATTAGAACTAATTTCTTTTCATTTGCTGCAGTGTAAGAGAAGGCCATTGCCGACTCTTTACCAAGTTCATCATAATAGTCTTTTGTTTTAGTTAGGTCTTTTTCTTTTTCAAACAGAAAAATTCTGCCATTCATGTAGTCGCCTGAATCATCTTTTTGAATACCAAAAATCTTCGCTTCTTTAGCAGACATTGGAGCCATACCGAAATCTTCCTTGTTCATGGATTTAGCCTCATCAACTGTTAATCCATCATCCTTGAACTTTTCCAATATAGAATCCAAACTTATCGCTTCTTTTTTCTGAGTTGAACTACTCGTTGTAAGTTTAGTTCTAGTCGAATCAGTCGTATCAGCCTTCTTATCGCCCGAACATGCTGATAAGAGCAGGGTAGAGCAGAGTAAGAATACAATCGTTAGTTTTTTCATTTTAATCCTCCGTTGCCTGAAGTCTTAAGAGTTGAGCAGCTTCTTTATTGTCAGCATAAAAACGAATTACATGTAGCACTCCTTTTTCATCTAATGGACGGACGTATAAGTTTGCATAGACTTTACTTGAGTTCATCGAGCTACCAATAACAGCACCAGCAGTTCCAGCAATTGCAACACCGAGTAATGCGCCACCAGTTGAATTTTTTTTGTCGGAGAATTCAATTTTTTCCAATAAAAAATCAATTTTTTTTCTACCTTGTTTTATAGAAATTCTATTAGGTTCTTCTTGAGTGATTTTCGAAAGCTTTACTCTTTTAATCTTTTTATATGTCGATTCTTCAACTACGCCTTTAGAAGAGAAAGGTTCAAATGTTTTCTCAGTAAAATAATAATCATGATCCGGTTCGCTTTTTACTCTTTTGATTTCCTTTTTCTGCATTTTTTCAGCTTTCTCAATTTTTTTCTGTGCTTTCTTTGTAGCCTTTTTCGTTTCAACTTTAGCAATTCGTTCAGGATCATCTTTCCATTCTTGAAATGAGTCGACTGTCTTTTCTGTGATATCTTTCGTTGCATCGAAGGTTCTTTTTCCTAAATCTTTCCAATCAACCATAAAAACCCACTCTTTTCTACTTCTGATTAAATCTATTTACAATTGTGATTATTTCTTTGGCGTAATTATTAATATCCATCGGTTGAGATAATTCAAACACAGAGTGTTTTTCATCATTTAATTCAATCTTCATACCATTAGTATTGAATCGTACTCTTAGAATCCACTTGCGAATATTATCATCTAATAAAATATTGAAGTAACTGCGATTATCACGATAGAATAAACGATCAAGAGGAATTACATCTTTTAAAACCACCTTGACAATAGTATATGACTCTAGTTCTTCAGGTGTTGTAATAACTTCAGGTTCGTCAATTTCTGTAGTATTTGATTCTGATTTAGTATCTAATTCATCTACTGAGACTGATGATTTTAATGCAGCGCTTAATTTATCATTTACCTTTTCAGAGATAAACTGATTGAGTCCTTTTTTTATAATTGGTTTAAATTTATCAATGATCTGTTTTGTTTTCATCCCATCATAAATTTCACCAAGAAGGAACTTAATAAACTCATCATTAGGATTGTCAAGCTCAGACGATAAATAATCCTTTAAACGACTCAAGTATTTAAGCTCAGCGGCAGAACTAGTAATCTTGTCAACATCAAAATTTTCCTTATGAAACTTAGCTAACTCAGGAACTTGGTTGTCTTTAATATTTGTTATATCTATTGTAAGGAAGGGTGCTAAATCCATTTTATTAGGTTCATCTAGATCAGTAAAAAATTTGTATTCTTGACCATTCGTTAAGATCCCGAATTTAGATTCTGTAGTCCCAAAGTATCTAAAAAGTTGTGAATCATGTTTTGTTAATTTTTCATTAATTGACTTCGCTTCAATTAGAATAGTAGGCTTACTATCGATAACAATAGCATAATCGACTTTTTCACCTTTTTTAATACCCACGTCTGCAGTGAACTCTGGAACAAATTCAGTGGGATCGAATAGATCATAGCCCAACGCTGCAAAAAAAGGCATAATGAGTGAAGTTTTAGTTGCTTCTTCCGTACCAATATTGTCTTTTAGCTTTATTACGCGCTTTCCCAATTGTTTTAAATCATCTTTAAATTTTTCCATTTCCATATTTAACACTCCATTCTACATTTTATCAGTTGGTATTATGCCATATAAAAAAACTCCATGGATGATAACGTCAACATCGTCCTCATCTTTAATATATTCCCATGGTGTGTGGAAACGTGAGTAAGTTAATGGTGAAAATCTAATTCCACGGTTTGTTTTATGAACTTGTTTGAGAGTTGCGTCATCTCCATTAATTGTTACAGCGCAGATATCTCCATCTTCCCAATCGCAACTTTTTCTGATTACTGCGATTGCGCCATCAGGAATGATTCGATTCATTGAATCGCCTAAAACTCGTAAAGCGAAAATATCGTGTCTACCATACTTTTTTATAGTAGAGGGCTGTATGAAAATTTCTCCTTCGTAATCGCTTACTAAACCAGCTGGCGATGAAGCTGCAATCCTACCTAAAATAGGAATTGAATAGTCCTCTGGAATGACTCCACCGATACCAACAGAATTATTAATGTCTTTAGGTTCACGTCCTAACAGAAAGTCTGTAGATACATCAAAAAAATCTGCGAGAGAAGTGAGAGTTTCTCTATCAGGACTACGTTCACCACGTTCATAACCAGAAATTGATACTTTAGAAACGTGAATCTTATCTCCTAATTGTTGTTGAGTAAGTTTTTTTGAAACTCGTAATTCTTTTAATCGAGATCCAAAGTCCATGTTAACACCTCGTTTCTTTTATTATTTTACCGTTAACAAACAGTTAACTCAATTGATTGGAAAAAAGTTAACTAAATGAGTATAAAAATAGTTGACAATTAACTTGCGGTTAACTATACTGTAGTTAACATCAGGTTAACTTAGAAGGAGGGATGGTAATGGTTTTGCAAAATTTAGAAACAATAAGAAAAGAGAATGGAAAAACTTTTCAACAGGTCGCTGATGCCGCTGGACTTACAAAGGAATTTTACTGGATGATCGAAAAAGGTAAAAGAAGGCTTTCTTATGAGAATGCCGTAAAAATTGCTTTGGTTTTCGGTAAAGAACCAGATGATATTTTTTTGGAAACGGAGTTAACTAAAACGGAACAAATTGATTAACCAGTTTGTTTGTACAATCAAAAATAACTAGAAATTATGGAGGTGATCTAATGTCAAAACAAGAAAAAATTGAGTTCATACTTAAACGTTTAGGCGATCACTTAACTAAAGCCTACTTAGAAACAAAATCGGATCAGTTCATCAATCAACTGTATGAAGTTGAGAGTCAACAGGATGACCGTCTGATTGAAGACATGATGTTCTACTTCTAATAAACAGTTTATAGCAGTATGACTGCTATGAAAAATGACAATTGAATACAAAAGGAGTGATTAATATGGGAGTTTCTTCGATGGAGAAGCAAGTCGCATCTATTTTTAGACAGGAAGTTGACAAACAGGCTTTGAACCAAAGAGTCATGGCTGATCACCTGAACTTCTCAGCGCAGAATCTAAGTCACATGTTAAATGGTAGACGGACGATGGGATTAGAAAGAGTTGTAGAAATTGCTGATTACTTGCAAAATCCAGAAACAGATTTCGAGGTAGCTGCTGCGATGTTCTATACACCAAAACCATTAAATCGAAAACGTCGAGATGCGCATCCACTTTCAAAAATGGTTGGTCAAGACAAAGAAGAAATTGAAAGAATTGAAGTAGAAAAGAAATATGAAATTTGGGATTTACTATCGATATCTAATGAAGAAATCAGTCACGATGAAAGAACTGAAATAAAACTCTGGTTGTTGGAAGTGGTAGACGAGATTTCATCAGAAATTGCAGTTTTTAACTCAGTTTGCGATCGATACAATTTCAATTCAAGAGCAATCGTCAAGGATGCAGAATCGAGAGAAAGGAATGATTAAATGCTTGCGTACACATTACCGGAATTAGCTAGTGAGTACAGAACGTCAAAAGATAACATTTACATTTTGGTCGACTTAGGTTTGATAAAGACAGTTCAATTTAGTTCTCAAAAACTGGTTAGTATACGTGAAGCCGAAAGGTTTTTATTCGAAAATGCAGGAAAAAGTTTTAGAAATGTGATTTCAGAAGAAAAACAGCGCAAAGAGTTATCAAAACTAAACAAAAATATTTTGGAAATGAAAAAGGAGGGAACAGCATGAAAAACAAAAAAATCGCACTAGGAGTTAGCGCTGCATTATTTCTAGGATCGACTGTAGGATTCGCGGCAGGCGTTGGTTTCTTCGATAACGCAACAACTGTTGAACAGAACATCTACAAACTGGCTAACATTGCTACGCAGAACAAACAGAAGGCTGCAGACGTTCAAAGCAAACTTGATCAAACGACGGGGCAACAAAAGAACCTTCAAGATCAACTAGACAGCCTGAAACAGCAATTGGCAAACAAACAAAACGAGGTCAATGCGAAGCAGTCTGAGATCGAAGCCAAACAACGTGAAGTCGAATCTAAGCAACAGGAAGTCACGCAGAAACAGCAAGAGGCGGATAAGCTGCGTAATGAACTATCTAACGCTCAAAATGATTCAGCACAAAAAGACGCACGCATGGCGGAGTTAGCAAATTTGAGCCAACAAAAAGTAAACGAGTTGGGCCAGTAGGAGGCGCAAGCATGAAGAAAATAAAAATTATTCGTGGATTTGGAATAGCCTTTGTTGCTGGACTAGTACTGATGCTGAAACTCAGCTCGATCCAATCGTTAAAAGTTTTAGTAATGATCATTTGCATAGCAGCAGCAAGCGTTTTAATCCCAACTACTATGATCTACGACGAGAAAGAATACGAACAACGCACAAAAAAAGAGACTTACTAGCCTGACAGCAAAAGTAAGTCGCAAAAGGTTAATCTATTTGACCTCATTTTAACAAATGAAGGGGGAAATAACAATGTTTAATTACGATCGTGCAATGGCAGATACAAAGAGCCATATTTTTACAAACGTTAGTCAAAGCAATATCAATACTGAATATGATTATATGTTCGATGATTATGGCACTCAGGTTTATGACAGTGATTTAGTTATGAAAGTAGTTTTTTCGAAAAGACAAATCACACAAGACAGAATAGTAAAAGTCACTTTTGCTAAATACGTAGTGATCGATAATTACGTGGAATTGATCGATGATATCGGCATTGTGTATCAAGATTACAGCTTTGCTATTGAAGGCAGAGAATACCTACAGAAGAAACTAGAAGGAGTGTTGGATCGTGAGTAATGAAATTCTAGAAAAACCGATTGAATATGAAGTAAACGGTGAAGAAGTAAAACTTACCGGAAACATGGTTAAACAATATCTTGTTTCTGGAAATGGGAATGTGACGGACCAAGAGTTAGTAATGTTTCTACAATTGGCTAAGTATCAAAAGCTAAATCCATTCTTGAATGAAGCATATTTAGTCAAGTTCGGAACACAACCTGCACAAATTATTGTTTCAAAAGAAGCTTTTATGAAACGAGCAGAAAGTCATCCTCAATATGATGGATTTGAAGCAGGAATCGTTGTCCAACGTGGTGAGGACATTAAGGAATTGGCTGGAGCGATTAAATTGCCTAAAGATGTGTTAATCGGCGGCTGGGCTAAGGTTTATAGAAAAGATAGAACGATGCCTATTGTCTCTCAAGTAGCATTGGAAGAATTTTCTAAAGGACAAGCTACTTGGAAGAACATGCCAAACACAATGATTAGAAAAACAGCAATCGTTAACGCATTAAGAGAAGCCTTTCCAGAAGCTTTGGGAGCTATGTATACAGAAGATGACCAAAACGTAAAACTGCAACAAACAAATGCTAAACAAGTAACGCCTGAACCTGAAAAAACACAGGAACTAGAAAATAAATTCTTTAGCAATGCTGTGAATGGTCCTAGAGAAGCTGATGTAGTCGAGCTAGAAAATGAACCTGAGCAAGAATCATTAGACCTTAACTATAAAGATCCAAATGCAATTAATTTCGATAGAGAGGAAGTGGCTCCAATTGATGAAGATGGAGACGGATATCCTTTCTGATGAAAACTACTATTCAAATGAGGCTGATTGGCATTATATGTCAGTCAGCCAATATAAAAACTTTTTAAATTGTGAAGTTGCGGCATTAGCAGAATTAAAAGGGGAATGGGAGCCTGATCATGACAAGAAACCTTTGTTAGTTGGAAACTATGTTCATTCTTATTTTGAATCATCAGCAGCACACGAAGCATTTAAAGAAGAAAACAAAGAAAAAATGTTCTCCAGTCGCAACCCATTCGGACTTTTAAAAGACTTTCAAATCGCAGAACAAATGATTGATCGACTAAAACAGGAACCCGCATTCAATCAGATTTATCAAGGAGATAAGGAAGTCATTGTGACTGGTGAATTATTTGGAATCGAATGGAAAGGCAAGATTGATTGTTTAAATCTAAATGATGGTTACTTTGTTGATATCAAGACAACAAAAGATATACATGAAAAGAAGTATGACCTTTATTGGGGCCCTAGAGCTAACTTCATTGAACGTTACGGATATGCGCTTCAAATGGCTGTCTATCGAGAGTTGCTAGAGCAACAATACAATAAACAATTCGTTCCATTCATTGCAGCAGTCAGTAAGCAGACACCTAGTGATGTTGGTCTAATTACTTTAGATGAATCAAAAATGCAATCAGAACTATCGAGATTAGAAGAAAACATTGATCATATCCATCGAGTGAAGATGGGACAAGAAGAACCTATTCAATGTGGTCAATGCGATTACTGCAGAGGTCACAAACGAATCACTGGTTTCATCAATATGAATGATCTATAGAAAGGAGTAACGATTTTGGACTACATCAGACAGATTAACGCTTTCGAAAATTTGAATGAGTTTAATGACATCGGGCCTGGGGCACAGTTGCTTTGGTACAAGCTTATGCGAGTAGCAAACCTGAGCGGTTGGCAGAAGGAGTTATCTATTTCAAATACAAGGCTACAATCAATGACTAAAACGTCTGAGAAAACATTGATTAATAATAGGAATCAGTTAATCCAAAACGGGCTCCTTCAATATAAAAAGCGTGGTAGAACAAAAGCTGGAATTTATATCTTATCTGATATAACTGGAAATTTTACAGTAAAGACTACAGTAGATTGTTCAGTAGATACTTCAGTAAATAGTTCAGTAGTTTCTTCAGTAGATACTTCAGCTTATATAAACAAGACTAAACAAAACAAAACTAAACAAAGTAATAATGCTTCTGAATCTAGTATTACTAAAAATTCAGAAGAGAGCGCTGTACGTTATTGGCTCAATCAAGTGAACCCAGCAGAAGCGCCATTCATCGTTCAGTCTTTAGGCCATTGGGTCAATGACTTTGGTGATGATGCGATCGTGATCGCTGCTATTGATGAGATGCTAAAGAACAATGCTCGTAGCTATAAATACCTTGAGAAAATTCTTAAATCATGGGAATCACAAGGTCTAGATTCGTTAGAAAAGGTCCAACACTTTTTGGATGGACACTATAACAAAAATAATTCAGCTCGTAATTCTAAAAGCAAATGGACGCCTAAAAAACTATTTGACTATTGGTGGGCTGAAAAGATGGGTGGACACCCTTCGCTAGATTATTTTGCAGAAAAGTATAGTGTCACAGAGCAAGAATTGGGAATACTGACCGAAGAAATTAAGAAGCGGGGGATGGAACATGCGATTTCTTGAGATCATTAGCAAATTAGGCGAAACAGCGAGTAACGAGGATGAGAAAGAATTATTACGTTCGTACTATGAACGTTTAAGAAAGATGGTTCGAATTGATTGTTCTCACGAAGAAATTGAACACCGCTTCTGCCTAATGATCACTTGCTATATTCTTCGATACGTCACTAAACAAGTAGATTACAGCAAATTAAATGCCGATTACTATCTCACATTTCTCACTAGTCGATTGAATGCTGAGGTGCCTGCATGAAATATCGCTCAAGATCGAAATATGGCAATAAGAAAGTATATCGTAATGGACGCTGGTTTGATTCGATTGCTGAGGCTGATTATTATCCAATCGCTGTCGCTTATGCCAAGGATCACGGATATGAGCTTAAACTTCAAGATCGTCTAGATATTTTGCCGACGTTAAAACTTAATCAATGGGCCATTAGAAAGACTCAATACGTCGCTGACTATGCTTTTTATGACAAAGGTGAACTTATTCGACTGGTTGACGTTAAAGGCGTGGAAACGAAGGATTTCAAGCTTAAAGCAAAGATGATAGCTAAAGAGTTAGGCATAGTAATTGAACTGGCTAAGAAGACACGATATGGCTTTATTCACTATCCGTTCAACATGCCAGCAAACAAGAGAAAAGAGGCGTTTATAGTTAGTGCAAAAAAAGAGGATTAAAGAGCTGATTCAGCGTTATGGATATTGCGAAGTTAAAAAATATCGTCAATGGGACAATCGGCATTATTCTGCAATTGCAGACGGGGTAGCTGTTGTCGTAGATTTAAGAACCTGTGAACTATTTGAGTGGAATAGCAATACAAAAAAGCTAATGAAAAAATGAGAGTTATGGCATCAAACTAAATTCGAGGTGATTCTATGTATCGCATATATCACGATAAGATTGCAGCAATCGTAGCAGACGAAGATAGAAAACTGTTCTGCTATACCAGCATTGATAAAGCACAACAAATAGCTAAGAGTATTGAATCGAAAACGAGTTATCGAACAGCGTTGAATCAGCGAGAAGAGTTTCTGATCGAAGTTGGATATAAGAAAGAGAAATTTATTGGATAGTCCGCTAACTGGAGCATTTGCATAGGGAAGGAGATTTGATATGAAACAAGAAAAAAGAGTACTAGCTGAAAAATGGCAAACCCAAAAGGACGAATTGGATGATATAGAACATCAACTTATTCAAGAACTTGAGAAAACGCAAGAGTATAAAAAATGGCGCGAGAGTCATCCTCTTTGGGGAATCAATAGAGTGATGTCTGTTTACAAGAATGAAATTGAAGTTATGATGGCGGAAAAGTACGGTGACGATGAACAGGCAGAAAGTTTTTTTATTTCAAATAAATAGATACGCTATTGGAGAAATTCAGGGAACAAAGCTCACTTACATGGGGCATTAGCAGAGAAAAAGAAAGAAGGAATGATAATGGGTTTAGATGTAGAAGCTTATAAAAAAATGATGAAAGTTGATAATCCAAAAAGAGATGAGGATGGTTGTTTAGTAGATTGGGATAAACTAGTAGAAATCAATCAACCGACACTAGACTATACAGAAGAGCACTTTAAAGGACGGACACAAGGTCTAGTCACTGGTGTGTATTCTTCTGACGATTCATTTAGTTTTAGTGCAGGAGCTTACTCGCATTACAACCGTTTCAGAGAAAAATTGGAAAAAATGGCGTCGAACTCACAATTATTCGAGTTAATAATGTTCTCCGACTGCGAAGGATTTATCGGTCCCGTTGTATCAAAAAAATTGGCTAAAGATTTTAAAGATTTAGAAAAAATCGCTAGAGAGCAGTTGGATGACTATGACATGGAAACGTATTTGAACTTTAAAAAAGCATTTGAATTAGCAAGTGAAGATGGCTGTGTGCAGTTCATGTAACGGAAGACATAGAAGAGGAAACGAGGTGGAATGAATGAGAAAAAAGATAACTATCGATGTCGAAATGGAAGAAAGATGGCTAACTTATTTTATTTCAATGTTAGAACATATGGAGTATTACGGAAGTATCGGAGGCTCACGAATGATTGGATTCCACTGTGATGGAGACGGGGATTTTAGACCAAAATTTAATTTCAATACAGAAATTGACACGTCAAAAGTTCCGATTATGTGGAATAGGTTTAAAAATGTTGATTTAGTTTATGATGCAGGCTAGTTCTGCTAACGACAACAATCAAGGAGGATTTAAATCATGAGCTATGAAGTGAGATACGAAAACAAAACTAGTTTGCACGACTTACAAAAAAACGTCGTAGTGAACAACTGCAATTTATACAAACTTGGAATAGTTAAGGAAGTTAGCGACGAAGATGTCACCTATCTATTACGAATGAATTGCTTTGATAAAGGTATCGATGTAGAAGTGAATTTGCCACATGAAATTATGATGGAATTAGAAAAAATGATTAGTGAGAGTTTGAGTGATTAGGAGGACGGCGAATGACATGGACCATTATTCTATTCATTTTAGGCATAGCGCTTGGAAGAGAATATGCAAACATGAAATTTAGAAACAGAAATCAGATTATTTTTTACAGATTAAGTAAATCCGCTAAGTCAGAAGTTGTAAAAATTATTAATGAAATGGACGAATAGTTCCGGTAACCACACCAATTAAGTAAAAAAAGACTATTGAGCAATCAATAGTCAGACATGTGGTTTTCCTTATCATCTTTTGGCTCACATTTAGTGGTGTCTAGGTCTTTATTTGAGGTAACGTGTCCACAACGGATACATTCGTAATCTCCTGTACCAGTTCCCTTTATATGTTCTTGCTTGTACAGATGAGATTGTTGTGGCTGAGTGGTTTCATTATTTGTGCTCATTATTGAGACACTCCTTTCAGTCATAGTATTTACAAATGAGTATATCATCATAAATCTTCATTTTAAAG